TCACCAGCCCCTGGCCCTTGGGATCCTGGGAAGCTTTGGCTGATCGCAACCTGTCACTGCCAATCGGCCCGGACACCTTCTTCGCATTTGATGTCGCTATATCAAAGCGCACTGCATCTTTGGTAGCTGGGCAATTCTTACCCAACGGCAAGATTGGCGTGGGGATTATGGATCAGTGGCGATCTGATACCGCCGTGGATGAGCTTCAAATAGCAGCAGAAATCAAGACCAAGTGGGTGGATAAGTATTACCCGCGCATGATTATGTTTGATCACTACTCAACGGCCAGTATTGCCGCAAGATTGACCGCCAGCGGCTGTCGAATGGTCGATGTGTCAGGAACGGCGTTCTATCAGGCTTCGGGCGATCTTCTCGATGCGATAGTCAATAATCGCATTGTTCACATGGGACAGGAAGCCTTCGATACGCAAATGAATGCGTGTGCAGCTAAGACTAATGACGCTGCCTGGCGAATCGTCAGAAGAGCGAGTGCGGGCGATGTATCAGCCCCGATTTCACTGGCGATGATCATTCATAAAATGCAGGAACCAGTATCCACTCCAATGATTGTGGCTGGATAGACACGCCGAAGTTTTTACTCTACTCATTCTGGCTTTTGCGTGATATAAGGCTATTCTTCCGCCATGGGTATTCTTTCAGCACTGCGATTAGTCAAAGAGGATTCAGAGACGCTTAAAAGCCAATATAACCCAGCAGTGATGAACTCTGGTTACGGCGTAGGGGCTTGGAGCGATTATGGCATGGGCTTTGATTACGCCGGGATTGATCTCAATTCTGCGATGCAGGTTCCAACGGTCAGCAAGTGCCGCCAGTTAATCTGCGGAACTATTGCAGGCATTCCGCTTGAGTTGTATAACAAGACAACGGGCGAAGAACTAGGTTCTCCGATTTGGTTGGAGCAACCAGATATTAGACAACCGCGATCAGTGACCATTGCCTACACAGTCCAGTCGCTTCTTTTTTACCAAATCGCTTATTGGGAAGTCACGGCTACATATTCCGATGATGGAAGGCCAGCGCGCTTTGCGTGGGTAGCAAACGAAAGAGTCACACCAAAATTAAACGCTCGCAACACTGAAGTTGAATATTACACGGTGGACAATGAAGAGCGTCCACAAAACGGTGTGGGATCTCTTGTTACCTTCCAGTCACTTCAACCAGGGATTCTCGCAACGGGCGCAAGAACTATTCGCGCAGCTCTAGATCTTGAGAAGGCCAGTGCAATAGCTGCACAAACGCCAATCCCATCGGGATTTATTAAGAACTCAGGTGCGGATCTTCCTGAAGCGCAGGTACAAGGCATTCTTGCATCTTGGAAGGCGGCTAGAAATAGCAGAGGCACTGCATTCCTGACATCTACTCTTGATTACCAGACAACATCGTTTTCTCCTAAAGATATGATGTATGTGGAAGCAAAACAGGATTTTAGTACGGAAATATGCAGGCTTATGAATGTTCCGGCGTACATGGCCTCCGCTGATGCAAATAAGAGCATGACATACCAAAATGTTCTTGACGCAAGAAAAGAATTCTACGCGTACACTCTCGCGCCGTTTGTTTGTGCCATCGAAGATCGCCTGAGCATGAATGACATTACGAACGCAAATAATGTGGTGCGCTTTGCCTCCGATGAGACATTCCTGCGAGCTGACGCAACGGCACGCCTGGCGGTCATCGAGAAAATGCTGCAGCTAGAACTCATTACCTTAGATCAAGCCAAAATGATGGAAGACCTATCACCGAACGGAGATCAATCATGAAGCTAACCTTTAGCACGCCAATCCAGGCGGCTGATAGCGAACGCCGGATCATTTCTGGCAAAATTATGGAATACGGGGCCGTGGGTAACACATCGGCTGGAGCGGTTGTCTTTGAGAGCGGCTCAATACAGATCCCATCACCAGGCAAAATAAAGTTGCTTGCGCAACACAGAGCCGATGATCCAATTGGCCGCGCTCAATCCTTTAGCAAGGATGGAGAGTTCATCTATGGATCGTTCAAGATTTCCAGTAGCAGTAAGGGTACAGATTATTTAACCCTGGCTGCGGAGGACTTAGTCAGCGGGCTATCCGTTGGGGTGGAAGTAATTTCATCTCTACCGACTGACGATTACCTCCTAGTGACGGCTGCGCGTCTCATAGAAGTCAGCTTGGTGGAATCACCAGCCTTTGAGAATGCCATCGTCACCAGTGTTGCCGCAAGCGAAGGCGAAGCGGAGCAAAACGAAACAATCCAACAAACAGAAAGCGAGGCAGTCATGACGACAGCCGATGAAACAACAGCCCCAGAAACTGCGGCAGAGGCTCCCGTTGTGGAAGCCTCACGCCCAGTCGTTTCAGCATCTTACTTAGTAGGCGAAGTTCGCTCACCAATTAAGACGCAAGCGCAGTACCTAGAACACGCAATCAAAGCCAAGATGGGTGACGATACTTCACGCGATTACATCCGCGCAGCCGATGCAAAAGCTAAGAAAATCGAAGCAGCGAACGATTCGTTCACTACTAATCCAGCTTTTAGTCCAACTCAGTATGTATCAAGCGTCATCGATACATCAGTTATGTCACGCCCAACAATCGATGCATTAGGCGGGGCCCGCGCTCTTGCTCCATCGGGCATGACAATCTCACATCCAAAAATCACTACAAACGCCACGATTTCTACCGTTGCTGAAGGCGCATCTACTGCGGCCACTCAAATTGTCTCCAGCTATGTAAACGCCACTGTGGTCAAACTGGCCGGAACTCAGATTTATTCGACAGAGCTTCTTGACAGATCAGATCCATCTTTTTATTCTGCAATGTACGAGAACTGCCTCCGCGCTTACGCTAAAGCGTCAGATGCAGCGGTTATTGCCGAGATTGTTTCTGGCGGAACTCAAGCTTCAACACAAGCAGGAACCATCGCAGGCCTTCAAGCGTATGTAGCACAAGCTGCTCCAGCCGTATATGCGGCAAGCGGCGAAACTGCAACTGCATTCATCGCGGGCACTAGCGTCTGGTCACTATTGATTGGAAGCCTGGATACAACAGGGCGCAGCATTTTTAATGCGGCATCCCCTATGAACGCTAACGGCCAATCAACACCACGCGGATTGCGCGGCGACATGATGGGCTTAGATCTCTGGGTTGATCAAAACATGGTCAGCACAACAATCGATGACTCAGCGTTCATTGTTAATCCAATGAGCATTGCAATCTACGAATCACCAAAGTTAACGCTCTCAGTAAATGTTGTTGCGACTGGTGAAATCAGCACGATGCTCTACGGTTACTTTGCGACAAAAACACTGGTATCCGGTGGTTTGCAACGCTTCAATTTAACCTGATAAAACCCTAATCCGCTCACAGGGCTAGGAGGCCCTGGCCCTGTGAGCCTTATCAAAGGAAGGATGATCATGGCCGCGACATACACGACAATGCAGGAATTACGCGATTCACTTGGAATTGGCACACTTTATACAGACGCGACTGTGGAGGAATGTTGTCAGACTGCTCAGGATCTCATTAATTCCTTTCTTTGGTTTAACACAGCTCCAGTAGTAGCAACGGGGCGTTCAGCAAATGTTGCGACATGCATCATTGCTAATCCAGCGCAATTTGTTGTTGGTCAGTTGATTACAATTACAGGTTGCGGTTCTAATTACAACGGCGTTAAAACAATTACAAGCACAAGCCCTTATCCATCTTCAGTCAGCGCACCTTATCTTCCAAGTCGGTGGGTTTATCCCCTTGGATATCAATACATTCAATTTGCAAATGTCGCTGCTGATGAATTAATTCATTTGGTTCAACCTTATGGATTAATGGCCGGCCCTGATGATAAAACAGCGACTTACGCTCAAACAGCAGCCATTCGCTCAGCCTCGCTCATGTTGGCCACTAATATTTGGCAGTCTAGACAAGCTACACAGAACGGCGGGATGGGCATCGATGGATATGCTCCAAGCCCATTTAGAATGTCCAACACTTTAATGGCAAGCATTCGTGGGCTTCTTGCCCCTTATCTTTCACCCGCAGGAATGGTTGGATGAACGATGCCTCCAGCAGCCCTGACTACGCTTCGAACAACAATAGCAACGGCTTTAGCCAATGCTGGTGTGTGGTCAACCTTCAGCTTTCCACCGCCAGTAATTCTTGCCAACTCAGTGATT